ACAACGTCCTATGTTACGTCCTGACGAAGAAGAAGAATAATGTTTGGCTTACCCCTAGAACTAATCACTATGCTATTCTCCACTGTGCTAGGTGGTGTAATGTCTATCTGGGGTCAGTCTATGAAAGCCCGTCAGATGCAGAACGAGATGCTTATGCAACGTGCAGAGTTTAACCGTAGTGCTGTAGCTGATGCACGTGATGCAGGTAAGACAGATAAACACTTTGCTTGGACACGTAGGCTTATCGCTTTATCTGCTGTATTCTCTATTATTGTCTTGCCAAAGCTAGTCGCTGTATGGTATCCTGATGTCAGCGTATATGTAGGGTACACTGAAGCTACTGGTGGTCCGTTAGCTTGGCTCTTTGGTCCAGCAGAAGCAATACAGTGGAAGATGGCTAAAGGCTTTGTAATCACTCCACTAGACACACATATCGTATCAGCCATTGTAGGACTCTACTTCGGCGCAGGTTTCACTAAATAAGGTATAACAAAAATGTCACTATCTCCTTTTGATGGACCTATCCCAGGTCAGTCTCTTACAGCAGAACCAGGTAACGCTCCTTGGGAGAAACCTTCTAAGTTCTCTGATCCTATGGATGTACTAGAAATGTATATGGAAAAGCTAGGCAATGAAGAGATTGTAGATGATGTAATAGATATGCTCGACGTAGGTATTCCTATTGAGACAGTAGCAGGTACTATGTTAGGTATGGGTGTGATGAATGGTATGCACACTGTAGATGTTAAGATGTTATTGCTGCCTCTTGTAAGCGCACATATTAAATCGCTAGCTGATGTTGTAGGTGTAGAGTATAAGATGTCTATGGCAGACTACGATGATAAAGATGCTAAAGCTAGACAGAAACGACAGGCTAAACTAGAAGCTAAACTTGCTATGAAAACTGGTAAGATTGTACCTCAGAAAGCTGACGAAGGTGAGAAGCTTATGATGGAAACACAAGAACAGCTAGAAGCGCCACAACAAGAAGAACAAGTAATGGAAGAAGCACCTGCAGAAGAAATGCCTGTAGGACTAATGGCACGAGGACAATAATATGAGTTTTGCAGCAGGTTTCGCTAAAGGTTTTGCTAATACATTTGTTAGTAACCTAAAGGATAGACGAGAGCGTATCCAAGACTTAGTTGATCAGGGTATTGCTTCAGCTAAAGCTGTGGCTCCTCGTTATGCACAAGCTACAGCAGAATATAAAAACATTCTTGAGATTGGTGACATCATGAAGACACGCTATAATGTGTCAGATGAAGAGTTTGTTGCACTAGCTCAAGGTACAGACATAACAAAGTTATATCAAAATATCATTAATGAGGACGCTGCTCGTACTGCAGCAGGACGTTCTGGTGTAAGTAAGCAAGACTTCATTAACGTTGTTGATATGCCTGAAGCTGTACTACCAGAGAACACTACACGTGAACAAGCTATTGCACAGATCATGGGTCTACAAAGCGTAATGCTAGAGAAAGAAGAAGACCCTAAAAGCGAAGCTGCTAAAACACGTACAGGTGCTGCAAGTCTTGGTGAGTTTCTTGGGTATAACCCTAAGCTGTCTGCTGAGAAACAACTAGAGGCAATGAAGATTATGGGTTATGATGTGTCTGACCTAGAATACTTCCAAGCTACACAAGGTACTAAACAGAAAGTTATTCCTGGTGTTACACGTACACGTGATGTTGTGTTTGATGACATTGACTACGATAAGAATAGCTATGATGGAACACAGCGTAAGTTTAATTCCATGATTGCTACACGCTTAGCAGGTGCAGACATTTCTGATCCTGACATCTTCCGTACAACTACAGGTATTAAATCTGATGATAAGACTGTGATGCGTGACAATGCGCTAGAGGCATCTATGTCTATGGCTAAACTTGAGCTAGAGATTATTAACTCAGGCGCTGGGCTAGGTTTGATTGGTCCTGCTGCTAGACGTAATCTACTAGAAGGTATCTTCTCACAGATTGATGGTGGTACTGCAGGAGTACAAGAGATACAAACTCTTATGGCTAACGTAGAGAAGGGTAACGCTATCGCAGCTATCAATGCTATCTATAATGAGAAGGGACGCTTCACTGCAGAGGATTATCAAGCTATCATCAATGGTGTTGTACCTAAAACATCAACAAGAGAATCACTAACTGATGACGACATGGGTTTACCTAGTGGTCCTGTTACACTTGATGAACAGACGGAGGAAGCGCTAACAGATGATGACATGGGTTTGCCTACTGGTCCTGTTACACTTGATGAACAACCAGATGTAGCTTCAGTAGCTCCTACACCACCTGTAGTAGAAGATGAAGAGATAGAAGAACTAAAGAGTAAGATAGAAGCTGAGACTGATCCTGTTGTACAGCAAGCTTTAGAGAACGAGCTAAAGCAAATACAAGCTGAAGCAGAGAAGCCACCAGCTATCGGTAGTGCACGTGAAGTAGCTAAGCGTAATCTAGAAAACAAAGATCGTATGCGTGAAGCTATGGCATCTGTAACTAAAGAGCAATGGAATGAAATGTCTCGTGAGGAACGCAGAGATGCAGGTCTACCTGTACGCCCACTAGACATGTGGTTCGCAGGTAGTGATGCGTTTAAAGGTGATGTTGAGGAAGACACATCTACAGAGCTAAAAAATACAACAGACTTCTTAACAGAATACAACAGCGATATTATATCTTTCTTACGTGAAGATGGAATGACAGGAGAGGAAGACGAAGAAGAGTTTAAGTATGCTCTAGCTGCGTGGTTTGATGAAAACTCTAACCGCTTAGATATACCAGCTATGACATCTGATGCTAATTTAGACACAATAGCTAAGATATACAAAACTGTACTCACTAACCTTAACCAGTAAGGACTAGCACTGTGGCTGACCCATATAACTATTACACAGCAGAATCAATGCAGGACAAGAAGCTGTCTGACTTACGTACAGATAGTGCTTTCCTTAAAGATGCTGTAACATTCCTGAAGAGTAATCGTTTAGAATACACAGACGAAGACTTACAGGATATGTCTGCATCTGACATCACAGATAAAGTCCTTGAGCATATGCGTTACCAATCAGTTAATGAACGCACTATGTATAAAGACTATTACTATCTAGCTGATCAAACTACGCCAACACAAGAACGTGAAGCTTTCAGTCGTTTGATGTTTGCTTTTGATAATGCTAAAGGTGAAGGTTGGTTTGACCGTGGTGGTGAAAAGATACAAGACTATGCAGGTGCTGTACTATCATCTCCTACTACAATGGCTTCTGCTGCTGCAGGTTTGTTTACTGCAGGTACTGGTGCTGTAGCTATTAAAGCGGGTGCTGAGTTAGCTAAAGGTGCAGGTAAGGCTGTATCTGCTTCTATGCTACGTGGCGCAGCTATGAATAACCTTAAGAAAGCTGGTATCGTTGCTGCTGCAGATGGTAGCATCGGTGCTTTAACTGATTTAGCTAATCAACGTATTCGTCAGATAGGTGGTAAGTCTATTGGTGAAGAGCGTGACATTAGCTTAGGACAAGCTGCAGTGTCGGGTGCACTTAGTGCTGCACCAGGTGTAGCCTTATACGGCGCTGGGAAGCTTGTATCTAACCGTGCATCTAAGAAACTTGTAGAGGCAGGTCAGATGGGAGAGGAGGCACTAAACGAAAGACGTGTCGCCGCAAAAGAGGCAGCTAAGAAGCTGTCTGATAAAGCTAAGAAGACACCAGAAGGTAAAGCTCTACTAAGCTACGTGTCAAACAATATGCTACGTGCTATTGATCCACGTATGGTAGAGGAAGGTAAAGTTGTACGTCAAGACATCTTTAGTGCTGACTTACCTGATGGGCTTATCGGTGGCTTTGATGTAGACACTATCCAGCGTATCGCTGCTGCAGGTTATGAAGTAGCAGAAGAGCTAGGTGTTACAGATGATATGATCAAGCAAGGTAAGCGTATCACTGAAGTGATTGCTGATAGTATCACTAGTGGCGATGGTAAGGCTCTCGCTGTCATTGATAATATACGTGAGAAGTATAGCCTGTCACGTGAACAACTATCAGTAGCTTATGCATCAGAAGTATCAGACGCTGCTCGTATCTTGCGTAGCTCTCGTACAGCTAGAGATAAAGTTTATGCTAAGAGAGTTGACTCTTTGTTTGAGGCAGGGATGTCACCCGTTACGTCTGACGAAATGAAGGTCATGAAAGATGTACAGAAAAGTATGTCTTCTATTGTGATCAACAATCTGAAAGACCTTGAGAATGCTAGACGTATGTTCATGACTTCTCAACCAGCTACAACTATGCGTAACAACATCTTCTCTGTAGCTATGACAGGTATCGACTTGATAGATCAGGTGACTACTGCTGCAGTACGTACTGTGCGTAACAACCCTGAAGCTTCAGCAGGTGCAACACTACAAGGCTCATTGGATAACATCAAGTATCTTACATTTGATAATTATGTCGCTGAAGCTTTGACTACTATGTTACACGAGAGCGCACCTAAGCGTATGCAGAAAGTATTCTATGATGCAGCTATAGCTGAACAGGCTGTGGTAGGCTCTAATAAGTTCTCTAAAGTAGGCGCAGCTATGAACGTTCTGAACACTATGTCAGACCGTGTAGTTAAACGTGCTGTGATTGCTGGTAGCATTGACCGTCAGCTTAAGCAATTAGGCAATAAAGAGCTAGGCACTGACGTTCTAGACATGATGCGTAAAGGACGTACACAAGACTTACCTGATGATATCCTACAAGCTGCACTAGATGAATCACTAGCGTTTACATTCCAGCGTAGGTTTGGTGGTAAAGATGCTAGCGCTGTGAATAAAGCTGCAGCTAGTGCTATCCGTACAATCCACAACTACGGGCTTACACTAGCCATTCCATTCCCACGATACTTGGCATCACAAGCTAAGTTCGTGTCGGACTACACAGGACTTACTGTAGCTCGTCGTATTGTTTCAGGTAGACGTGTAGCAGATGAAGAATATGGTAAACTTGCCACTGGTTGGATGGGTACGTATGGATTAATAAACGTTTATCAGAATAAGATATACGATGGTACTAGCTGGAACGAAGTAGTAGACCCTAATAATAATCGTACATATGATGCTCAATCAGCTATGGGTCCACTGACTGCACAAGCATACATATCAGACCACCTTGCTCGTAGATTAGAAGGTATGCCTGTTAAACCTGGAAAAGAAGTAAGGGCAGACTTAGCTAAGATATTAGGTACATCTGAGTTCCGTGTTGATACAGGTTTAGTTGATGCTGTTATGTCAGGTCTAGATGGTAAAGGCTGGGATAAGTTTAACAGAACTATGTCTGATACAGTCATACCTGTAACATATCCTTTTGCTGTGTTTAAAGACTTCTATGGACAGTTTGATCCACGTAGTTCTTACATCCCTAACACAGAAGACCCAACATTCTCTATGCTAGACTTCCACGGCATGAATGTTCCTATGAATCTGTATCAACGTGTAACACGTCAGCTACCAGACTTTAACACAGATGAAATGGCTAACACCTTTAACGAAATGTTTGATACTAACATTGATAGTGACGGTGTTATGAAGTATCTAGAGTTCTTCTCTTCAGCTACACGTACACAGTTCCAGAATGATTATGCTAAAGATGCATTCGGTGATGACCTTAAGTATGATGCTATCCGCATGAATGTCTTGGGTGATGGACCACTACGTATCCTAGACCCACTAGATAAACAGCTTACTGGACTTGTAGGTAGACCACCAAAGAATGCATTAGAGCGTGAAGTAACACGTCTACAGCTTGATCCGTTTAAAGACTTGTATAACCCTTACGCTGAGAAGAACCGCTTATTAGAGACAGGCTTCCAACAGTTTGCACAAGGGCGTATGGCTCATGATATGGAGCAGTACATGGAGACTGAAACATACCGCAACATGACGGACGAACAGAAACGCTTAGAGCTACCTAAACAGTTTAATGCTCTAGAGACTTTGTATCGTGGTGTAGTAGAAGATCAGCTATTACGCTATGCTCAAGCAGAGCCATCACGTAGACGTGACTACCAGTACTACATCAGAGGTGAGTACGAAGCTATGTCTGACCAAGATAGAGCGTATGGTGAAGAAGCTTGGAAAGCAGATCGTGGATACTACTCACAAAGCATCGGCTCTATCTTCGAGACACGTGATATGACTATTGATGATGCAGTAGAGTTTATAAGAACAAATGAAGACTTCACTGATGAAGAGAAGAACATATACGAGACTAACTTGTATCGCAGTTATGTAGATGCTGCTGCATTAGTACGGAAGCGTTCACAACAAAGAGCTAGAGGCGCAGCAGAAGCACTAGCAGCAGATTAAAAGAGAGGGGCCAAGCGGCCCCTTTACTTTTTTATACCATGCATTGATGCACTTCGTTCTGCCCACATCTGCACCTCTATTAAGTTCTTTAGTGCTTCGTGTTTCTCTTCTGTGCTGTGTAAGTTATCCACTATGTATTGCTGTAGATTCCTGACACCTTCATGTAACCCTGCCCTAAACTGCTTATGTCTCCCAGAGATGAATGCTTGTGCTTCTTTCTCTAGACTCATTTATTTCCTTTCATGCCTTTCTAGATAGTCTATTCCTTTTTGTAGTCCTTCTATGTTGTCACCCATCTTACCTATACCACTATTGCAAGACTTACATAACCAACCTCTAAAAGCATATGTTATATGGTCATGATCTAGTTGTATGTTTTCAGGTTGTATTACAATACCACAGCAATCGCAAGGTGTAGGCACGGTAGGTTTTGGTGGTGCTTCTTTTCTTGCTACACGTATACCTTTATCATACTCTTGTCTACAGGCTCTGCAGCACTTAGCTTTACCTCCAGCACTAAAACCAGCTACACCTTTTTCTCTATTAAATATAGCTATTGCATAAGAAGCAAAAGCTCTTTCAGGTAAATCTTTCTTACAGCCTTGACAGTAATATGTATCTCCTTGTGGTTCTGGTTGTTTAGGTTCTTCGTTAAACAATTTAAGTTGCATTACATCCTCGTTGGATTTTTAGGTGCAAGATGAAAGGTAGCCATAAATTATACAGCTACCCTTTTTGTTATTAGTCTGCTTCTGTGCCGATAATTAGTTCTTTACCTTTCTCATAAGCGTATGCACCTGCTGGTACTACTACATCATTAGCTACACCTATTGCAATAAAGGCCGTTACTACGATTGATACTACTGTTGCGAACATATTATTCTCCTTCTATATGTTTCTCTAGTTCTTGGTAGCCACCAATGTAGTCGCCACCTATTGTCCAAACTTGTGGTACTGTACGTATATCAGCTTTCTTGAATAAGTCAAGCACCCACTTGGAATCGTTGAGAGAGTAGTAATTAACTACTCCCCCGTTATCTCTTATAAGCCCTACCGCTTTGCTGCAGTACATACAGTCGGCTCTACCTACTACAACGTACTGGTTCATACTAGGTCTACAATCTCACAGCTATCACCAGAGCAAGCCATTGTCTGCATAGCTACAGTGTTGTCTTCCTGCTCGTACTCGTTTAGCTTAGACCAATCAATACGTTCAGGCATTAGCTTAAGTAGTTCTTTATACTCTTGCTTCGTGCAGTCTTGGTAAGGTGCTTGCTGATAAGTATGGTCACTGTGTGGTAGGAATGATACGCCTGACATCTCGTCAAAGTGTTCGTACACAAACGCACCTACAGCTAGCCATTCATGGTCACGAACTGAGATAGTCACCGATGGTTTATGCTCACACCAGTGACGCTGATACGTAAGCCATGTCTCTAGCTGCTCAATAGCTGTCATATCATTACGAGTCACTGCGCCTGGTGGTGCTTTTTGTGGGAAGCTGAATACTGTAGTTGTATCACCTTTAAACACACAAGGCTCATTAGGAATACCTTGATCAATCATGAACTGAGTAAGTGGGTCTTTGTTATCTCCCCGTACAGTCCTAATGTAATAAGAGTTATGACGAGCATGGATGCCACTAGCAGAGTCCACCAATTGTGATACCGTCCCAGATGGTTTAACGCAAGTGATAGCAGTAGATACAGGGATACCAAGACGTTCAGCCCAAATAGCATTAGTATCAACTGCGACATTTCGTAAGTGTTCAAGAGTCTTCTCCAATCCTTTGTTCTTAGAAGTCAGTAATGGATTATCCATGATGCCTGTTAGACTTACACCTAGTAGTCTTTCTTCTTCTGTGTTACGTTGCCAGATTTTACGTAGATAGGGGAATTTTGTGTATGTTGCTTGGATAGTTCCAAGGATAGTTGCAAGGCGTACCTTTCGCTCCAAGTCATCCACATTGTCTGTAGCCCTGACCACAACTTCCGTAAGGTTACAGAACTGATACGGGCGCAAGCTGATTTCACTGCACGGGTTGCAGCCGAACTCTTGATTAGGATCACGCCGCCCATACTTCTTAGCAATTTTAACACAAGCTTCACGGTTAAATACTCCTCGCTCTCCTGACTTACTCTCTACTAGAGCTAGCCATTCACGCATAAATGTTTCGATGTCAGGTTTCTCTGTGTATGCTACACTGTTGTTAGCCAATGCACGATGTGCTGCAGTTTCCCACCACTGCCCTGACTTAGCATGGCGCATACGGTCATCACTTAGGTTAGACAAAGAGATCATAGCACTACGACGAACACCACCTACCACAACGATCTGCCCAATGAAACACATTAGGTCATGGCATTCTATGCTAGATAACTTACGTCCTTGTGCATTCTTGAATGTAGTGATAGCAAAGTTAAACAGTTCTACTAAAGGCGCTGGGCCTGATGCTCTGCCGCCAAACGTTTTAAGTCTTGCACCTGCAGGACGTACCAAACTAATATCCCACTTAGGAATTTCACCAGCCCAAAGGAGAGCTAACAATTGACGGAAAGCCTTAGCCCACCCCTCCTTACTATCTTTAACGACGATAGTAGTGTCACTGTCATAGAGGACAGGCACTTCGGGAAGCTTAGATATGTATTGACGTTCAACAGAGAAGCCGACTCCAGTACCGCAGAGGAGGATGTACATCGCTTCGTCGAAGCTCTTAGGGTCATCTACGGGTAGGTATGAACAGTTGTAACCTGCTGTGTTGTCACGCTCTAGCGCTGGGCCAGCAGTCATCATAGCTCTCATGGATGGCATGATCTCTAGACCTACAATAGCTTGCTCTAGGTCATGCTTAGTCTCTGCATCTACCTTGTCACCAATGACGTTAGTAGAGTAACGTGTCACGGTATCATCCCATGACTCACGTCCGTAGTTATCAAAGTACTTAGCGTAACGTGATTTGTGAATAAATGATTGGTAGTCTGTCGGTAAGTAGTTGCTCATGATTTTCTTTTCACCTCTATCTGTTTAATCTTTGCATCAATATCATATACAACATCCTGTATAAGTTCCTTCACGGTTTGCTCATACATATCTTCTGATATAGGAAGTATGTTGTCTTCTTCATCTATATCTATAGTCATTTTAATGTCAAACTTCATGCCGCCTTTTCCAGTAAATCAGTAAGATCGGGCTTCTTATAGTTTGGCCCTTTCATAACCTTGCCATCTTCACGCAGGATAGGGTTGCCGTTGCTGTCTAGCTTAGACATGTTACTGTTATGCACACGTGCGAATGCTTCCATAAATACAGCCTCTCCGTAATACTCTAGTCCACCTTCTAATGCACGACTTACCTGCCCTTGCTGTTTAAGTGTAGCTTCACGTTCCTCTTCACGTAGGAGCATACCTATATGATCGGGTGCTGTAAGAGCTAGACCTGTCGATACATATAGTAGATCACATAGTTCCTTCAAGTGTTCTGCTGTACCAAACTGCTCAGCCCTGTACTCCTCTAGTTCTTCATCAATAAGTTTAACCCACAAGCGTGGGTCAAGTGATCCTTTGAAAGCTTTAATGAAAGCGCCAACCTTATCATGTGGCATTTCTACTTTGTCATTCATTTATGAAACTCCTTATAGCGATCACGTAGTCTGTTGAGATACCAAATAGCTTTATCAATATCCTCTAAGCCATTCTTGTATTCGTGTCGCCACAGGTACTTCAATACGTTTGCAGCATGTGGTGCTACAGTACTAGACATGTTCTCAGTCATAGCTTCGATAGCCTCAATACATTCAATGCCAGCTTGGTTGTAATGTATAGGTTTGTTTACTGGATCAATGTCATCGTCAAACGAAATAGTTGTTAGTGTTGGCTCTATCTTCATGCGTTACCTTTCGTCTTTGTCCATGTGTTTAATCTATATACATTACCTTCACGTGTAACTTGTAGCTCTTCTTCTTCATCATCGTCAATACCCATAAGATAGTTACGATGCTCTTCTACTAAGTCATACACGTCAGGATGTTCTGCTGCTACATCAAGGAATGCTGACATCATAGTAGCTACATTCATG